TGGAACCCCAAGCACAGCACTACCAAGGGGATAACCGATGAGCTTCACTTCCTTCCTGGACAACTTCGCCCCAGGTGGGGACCCGTTCGCCACGCGCCTGATTGTGGGCGACGTGGAGTTCACCGGGCTTGAGGTTCCAGAGTCGGTCACGATTGGCGCAAAGCAGCAGATGGTTGTTCACAAGCTGGTGGGCGGTAAGCGCATCGTCGACGTGCTGGGGGTCGACTACGACAATCTGTCATGGTCGGGCTGGATGACCGGCGCGACGGCGGGGGAGCGGGTGACCGCACTCGAAACCCTGCGCGACGTCGGCGCGCCGCTGGCCTTCAGCATCGATGGCTACTACTTCAGCGTGCTGATTCAGTCGTTCAACCAGCGGTTTGAGCATGTCTACCGCCGCTTCTACAGCATCGACCTGCTCATTGTGTCGAGCCTCGATACGCCAGTCACCGAAAACGCCTTGGCTGGCACGCTCGACGCGCTGATCAACAGCGACGTCGGTGAATCGCTCGGCCTGGCCAGCACCATCAACTCAAGCGCCGTGACAACCGCCATCGACACCGTGAAGAGCGCGGTGTCGCAGGTCCAGGGGTTCGCCAACGCGACAATCGACACCGTGCAAACGGTGATCCGGCCGCTGGTAGCCGCCCAGGCGATTGTTCAGTCCGTGATCGCACAGGTTGGGGCGTCGGTAAACGACATCACGACCCTCGGCGGTCTGGTGCCCGGCAACCCGGTAGCGCGCGCCGCCAACAACGTCCTGCGCCAGAGTGCCGCGCTGACCCAGCTCGCGCCGCTGTATCAGATGCAAAGCGTGCTGGACCGGATGCAGAAGAACGTCCTGTCCGGGCCGCTGGCCAACGGCACGTCGAGCGTCACAACCAGCAACAGCAGCCTGCAAAGAGTCGCAGCCGACGCATATGGCGACCAGTCCCGCTGGACCGAGATCGCCGCGGCGAACAGCATCACTGACCCGCGCCTCGACGGCATCCAGACCATCAAAATCCCAGTAGGTGAATAAGTGGACCTGAATACCAAGGAGACGGAGCAGCTCGTCCGGCAGGTGGTCGGCCGCCTGCTGCTGAACGGCGTTCATGTGCCGTTCTACTCGTTCGATGTCGACAGCAACGCCTTCTACTCAGCCGACACCTTCTCGGCCGTGCTGGTGATGAGTGATTTGCCAGCGCCGTACAACACCATGAATTGGTGGGGCTCGCAGACCTCGATTGATGTCTCGATCTGGGCCGGCCTGATCAATCAGGGCACACAGGACTGGAAGGAGTTGATCGTAGGCGCCGTAGATCATCTTTCTATCCGGCCGGCGAAGTTCGAGATCACCATCAGTGGGCGTGACTACACCAGCCGCTTCATTGATCACAAGACCAACGAGAAATTCGCCAACATGACCACAAGCCAGGTGGCCACGTTGCTGGCCACGCGCCGCGGGCTCACTCCAGTCGTAACGGCGACGAACACGCAAGTCGGCGGCATTACCAAGTGGGACCACGCGCACGTCACTGATGAGCGTACAGAGTGGGACTTGCTGGCGTACTTTGCCGGCCTCGACGGATTCCAGGTCTACGTGAGCGGTAACGAGCTGCACTACGAGCCGGCACTCGACCCGCAAACAGCCGATCAATACCTGATCCGCTGGGTTGAGCCAAACGCCTACCACTACCCGCAATCGAATACGACAGATGACATCACGTTCGAGCGTGATTTGACCTTGGCGCTTGGCGTTACGGTGCAGGTCATCTCCTACAAGGACGGCAAGACGGTCACCGCGACATACCCGAACAACTCGGCCAAAGGGATATCTCCTGGCCAGTCTACTTCGAAACGCCAGGTCTACGAGATCAAGCGCAACGGATTGGATAAAGCCCAGGCAATGCTGCTGGCACAGAAGACACACAAGCAGATCACCGACCACGAGATGCGCCTGTCTTGCTCGATGCCGGGCGATAACCTTCTGATGCCCAATACTATTGTGCGGCAAGAAGGCACTGGCTCTGGGTTCGATCAGCTCTATTACGTCGACGCCGTGCGCCGCTCAATGAGCTTTGAATCAGGCTACACGATGAGCCTGACCGCCAAGAACCACAATCCCAACTCACTGGTGCAACCATGATCGATAGTTTCATGAATGCGGCCAGACAGCGCCTTGGAGATGACGGGACAGGGCCGCGCACCGGCACGATAACCGGCTACGACTCGGTGAATGGTGTTGTAAAGGTTGCGATTCAGCCGGAAGGTCGCGAAACGAACTGGATAAAGCTTGATTGCCCGGGCGTCGGTAATGGTTGGGGGGTGCAGATTGGCCCGCAGATTGGCGACGAGGTCACTGTCTCGTTTGAATCAAGCGACCCTAACCTCGGCAAGGTCACGGCGCGGCATACGAACTCGGTAAACCTGGCTATGCCTGTCCCGTCCGGTGAAATCTGGATGGTTCATCAGTCTGGCTCGCTGCTCAAGTTCAACACTGACGGCACCGTCACGCTCCATACCGTGGCAGCCCTTGGTATCCACTCTGACACCGTCATCAACTATGACTCGCCACAGCACAACTTCACCGGCGGCCCGGTCTCGATGGATCACAAGCTGACAGTTACAGACGCTGCTGGCATCGAAGTCGTTGGTGGCGACGTCAAAGCCGACACCATCAGGCTGAAAACCCATATCCACTCCGGCGGCACCATCAGCGGCAACACTGGAGCGCCTACCCCATGAAGGACCTGAATCACTACGCCGGCGACGATCTTGCGTTGTCACCGACCGGGAGCCTTTCGACTGTCGAAGGGATAGAGCGCGGCAAGCAGCGGATTCTCCGGAGGCTGATCACCAACCCAGGCGACTACCTGTTCCACACTGAATACGGCGCAGGCCTGGGCCGCTATGTGGGCGCCCTCACCAACATCCCCGAGATCATCGCCCTGATTCGCGGGCAAATCCTGCTCGAGGACTGCGTCTCTAAAAAGCCAGCTCCCACTATTTCGGTTTTGACGGACAACGAGACACTTTCCGTGACTATCAGCTACACCGATGCGCCGCTTGGCGAGCCGGTTACGCTCTCTTTCGAGGTAAATCGCTGATATGGCATCGCTCAATATCAAGGACTTCACCACGCTTGTGCGCGACCAGGTGACAGCAATCCAGGGCCGAGCCGCCGGCCTTGTTGACTTCACGATCGGCTCCCTGTTGCGCGCTATCGCCGAAAGCAATGCCAGCGTCCTGCAGTGGCTGCAGCAGCTTATCGTGACTTTGCTGGCGACCACGCGAGCCTCTACGTCGTCCGGGGCCGATCTCGACAGCTGGATGGCAGATTTCGGCTTCTATCGGTTGTCGGCAAGCTTCGCGACCGGTAGCGTCACTTACTCCAGATTCACGCCCAGCGTTTCCGCCTTGATCCCTATTGGGTCAATCGTCGGATCCACCGATGGCTCCCAGCAGTACACAGTCGCAATCGATACGACAAATGTTATGTACGACTCCACGCTGGGGGGATACCTGATTCCAGCCGGAACAGAGTCCGCTACGGTTCCAGTGGTGGCAAGCACGGCGGGCGCCGCCGGCAACGCCCTGATCGGAACGGTTACCGTGATAGTTGGCACCATCAGCGGCGTCGACACGGTAACCAATTTGACCGTATTCGGCGGCGGCATTGATCAGGAGGAAGATACACCGTTCCGCGCGCGCTTCGTGCTTTGGGTTCAGTCGCTGTCCAAGGGGACAAAGGCCGCCATAGAGTACGCGCTGTCATCCATGCAGCAGGGCGTCAGTTACACCCTGACCGAGAACCAGGACTACAGTGGAAATTTACTGTACGGGTATTTCTACGCCGTTGTGGATGATGGAAGCGGAGCGCCACCCGGAGCATTTCTGGTAACTGCTGGTGCCGCTATCGAATCTGCGCGAGCCTTTACCACGCGCTACGGGGTGTTCGGCCCGATACTGGTAACCGCCAACGTTGGCATGACGATCACCACCGACTCCACGGTGGTGCATAGCGTCGTGGTCGCGCAGGTTGTTTCAGCCATTCAGGCTTACATCTCCAGCCTTACGCTTGGCCAGATTCTCCCATACACGCAGCTCGCAGCAGTGGCTTATGGCGTGACGCCTGCCATCACCAACGTGTCGGCAGTTCTCCTGAACGGCGGTACCGCCGACCTTGCAGCAACCAACAAGCAGGTCATTCGACCTGGCACAGTGACGGTGGCCTAAATGAGCGTAGGCGACCAAAGCGACATGCTGGAACGCCTAAAGAGCCTCTTGCCTCTTGGGTGGTTCAACGACAACAACCCAGTCCGTGATGCGCTGCTATGGGGCTGCGCTGAAGCGCTGTCTTGGGGATTTACCCTATATTTGTATGCGAAGGCGCAAACCCGCATAAAGACGGCTACCGATGGCTGGCTGGACATAATCGGGCTGGACTTCTTTGGGGATGGTCTCATCCGGTACGCCGGGCAATCTGATGCGAGTTATCGCAATCGAATCCTGATAAACATTTTCCGCGAAAGGGCAACACGGCGCGGCATGGATCAGGTTCTGCTCGACCTGACTGGTCGTCGGCCGCTGATCATCGAGCCAGCAAAGCCTGACGATTGTGGATGCCTCGGCTTAACCCTGGGTCTTGGCGTGGCAGGCCCTATCGGATCGATCAGTTGCCCTTATCAGGCCTTCGTTACGGCGTATCGACCAATTGGAAGTGGTGCGGCAAATTGGCCTGGCATTGCCACCAACTGGTTCGGTCTTTCCATAACCAGCGGAATGCTGCCGTCAACTCAGCTTTTCCCGGATGTTTCAGACAGCGACATCGTCGCCGCGATTGAAGCGACCAAGCCGTATGGCACGACGATCTGGTATCGCATCACAAACTGAAAACCTTCATTCAAACCCAGGCCCGCCATTGTGCGGGCCTTTTTATTGGGGTACCCATGGACAGACAAATCGTATATCCAGGCCAGATCCTGCCTGAAACCACACTTTTGCAGATGGCCAAGGACGCGATGATCGGCAGCGCAAAGCTTGCCGCCGCCATGCTCGGCACCAGCACTATCGCCAATGGCTTTGCTGTAACGCCTACAGGACCTGCTTCACTGCAAGTTGTGGCGGCTCCTGGTGAAATCTACAGCCTTGCCAACATTGACTCCCTTGCATTCTCCACGCTTCCGGCAGATACGACGCATTCGATCTTGAAGCAGGGCATTATGCTCGATGGCGTCACCCTCAGTTGCCCTGCGCCAACCACCACGGGCCAGTCGATCAATTACTTGGTCCAGGTTACCTACCAAGATCAAGACTCTACGCCAGTTCTTCTGCCTTATTACAACAGTGCGAACCCGGCTCTTCCCTATAGCGGCATGGGGAATAACGGGCTGACGCAGAACACCTCGCGCAAGGGTGTTGCGATCGTGCAGGTGAAGGCCGGAGCCTCTGCCGCTACGGGAACCCAAACCACCCCTGCGCCCGATAGCGGCTATATCGGGCTGTACGTTGCGACGGTAGCCTTCGGCCAAACAACGATCACGTCCGGAAACATCACCCAATACTCCGGCGCTCCTTTGTTGCCGTCTGGTGTTTTGCAGTCGATACAGGGCGGTAACACCACCTACGCCCTGGACACTGGGGCGGCCAACGCTTGCGCGGCCACCTTCTTCCCGGCCATCACCACCCTCGTTGATGGATTGACGTTGCGCTTCAAGGCGGCCAACGCGAATACCGGAGCCACAACTTTCAGCCCGAACGGTATTACCGCTGCGCCGGTCGTTGGCGGCGCGCACGCCGCACTGCAGGGCGGTGAGATCGTCGCCAATGGTGACGTGTGGGTTCAATGGAATAGCTCCGTGGGTGGCGGATCGTGGGTCATGGTTGAAAGCAGCGGAGGCGGCTTGCAAGTTGCTTCGCCAACAAAGTCGTTGCACGCGGTAGGCGCCGGCAGGATCCAGACGCAATCTGTTACGGCATTTACCAGTGGCGGAGTATCCGGGGCCTTAACGCTCACCCCAGTTCCAGCGATTTCAACATATGCTGCAAACCAGCGTTTTCGCATAAATTTCAGCCAGGCCAGCACCGGCACGGACACGCTGAATATTTCAGGACTCGGCGCAAAAACACTTAAGCAATACAGTTCGACAGGAACAAAAGTAGCTGCGGCGTTTGCATCTGGGCAGCTCTCCGATGTTGAGTATGACGGCACGGACATGG